TAATTGCTTTATCAAGGGAAGCAACTTCTGATTGAATTTCATTTGAGCGAGTTTCTTCTTCAGTCGTTAAACCACGGACTTCAGTTTCAACCGCACCTGCAATACCATCTAATTCATCAAGTAAAGCATTTCGCTTTTCAATTAGGGCTTTAATTTTCATTTTTATTTGTCCTCCTGTTTATACTGATTAATAAACTGTCTTAATTTTTCAGCAGCAGATGGCTGCGGATCTTCTTGCACTTGTTCAACCTTTTCTTCTTCGTCAGGGATCTCATCTTCAGTTTTTTCGTCAGATTTAACCTCTTCAGTAGGAATGTCTTCAACCTTTTCTTCTTCCTTAATGGATTCATCGGTAGGTTGGTCAACAGGTTGTTCTTCTACAACTTCATTTTGATCAGTCTTACCGACTGTTTCGTCTGATTCTTCATGCTGTTCGGCAACTTTTATGTTTGCCTTAAGTATTTCGAAGATTTTTTTAGCAATTGCCTCAATATCAGCGTCAGAACGAATTTCAATAGATCGAACATTTAATTCCTCAGTAGGAACTTCATCTTCAACTAAATCAATTCCTCGAGCAGATATAGAAGAAGCTGCATATGCAGGATCTCTAACTACAGATACTTCAAATAGTTCGAGTTCTTGTACAGTACGCTCAAAATAATCACCCATATTACGCCAAGAATCTTTTAAAGATCTGAAGCCAAATGACATATTAGATAAGATGCCATCTTTAATTAATTGGTAATAATCTTTGCCCCAAGATGTAGGGCTAATAGTAGCAGACATATAAAGACCTTTGTCATCTTCTCGTAGTTCTAATGAACCATTCCTAGTTGAAGCCAAGATTTTGTTTTTATCATGCTCAGCATAGAAATGAATTTCTTTTGCTTTTTCAATAGCACGAGTCCAAACTCCCGGTTTAATAACTTCACGGAATTTTTGTTCTCTTCCTAACATATTAGAGTATTGGTTAGTTTCATTAACATAACCTTCTACATGAAGAGTACCATCATCATTAGTTGTCATATTAGAAGAATTAACACGAAGTTCCATCTTCATTATTTTCTGCTCACCCCTTTATTAGTTTTTGGCGTTGGTGTCTTAGCCTTATTAAGTGGCTGTTTCATATCTTGAAGTTTTGGACTCGGTTGAGGACCATCATTCAAGTCACCGCTACCTTGCATATTAGGTACGATAATTTCACTTGTTTTAGGATTAAACAATACATTACCTAAAGACCAAATAAAGTAATCATCATCAAGTTTAGGTAGATCAAGTTTAGCACGAGATTCATTTAAAGACCATAAACCTTTTGTTAGTGCTTCAGTAGTTGCTTCGATTTTTTCCTTCTCAGTAGTACGAAGAATTTCAGAAGTATCGAATCTGAAATAATAACCATCTTCTTTTTCATTTTCTAAAAGAAGTGATTTATCTAATGCTGATTCTAATGCAATTAAAATCGGAGCTAAAGTGTACTGAAGGAAATATAAATTGTTTTGTTCATTAGAAGCATACTTATTAGCATCAGCATTTAGCATACTTTCAGGAACATTAAATAACCTTGAAATATCGGAGATAGTAATCTTCTTACTTTCTACCATTTGTAAATCATTAGGTTTCAAACTTATTGGATTGTACTCAAGACCTTCTTCAAGGATAACTGTTTTACCAGCATTCTTGGCACCACTATATAATGTCTCCCAACCAGCTTTTAAACGTTTCATAGCTTGTTCAGAAATCTTATTAGCAGTTTGAAGAACACCAATAGGTAGAGCTCCGTTTTTAAGGATATTGTTTGAATATTCAACTTCATTAGAAGCCAGTTGTAATAATTTACCACCTTCTTCTAAAATCCCTCGAGAAGTAATACCGTCTTCAGTATCACGAAGAACAGTAACTAAATCGTAAGGCTTAAATATTTTCTCAATACCTTTACCATCATGACCATAAGTTGTTAGCTTAATTTCAGCGTCATACTTATATCCTTCTTTTAGATACTTAGTAACATAAACGTTCTTCATATCTAAAGGGTATAACTCAAGTATATTATTACGAACCTTATCTATTTTAGTATAACTTGTTCCATAGAAGAGATAGTCTTTAACCATTTTCTTCTTCATGTTATATCCATTTAGCATTGAGTTAGGTTCATTATTAAGTAAAAATACTCGTCTGTCATTAGGTACTTTTTCCACTTCGCCCTTGTCATTTTCCTTGTAAAGGTAAATAGGAAGTTGTGCAATTGATCCACTAATTAACTCGACACAAAATATAACTGAAGGAATACGCATTGCTTCTTCTTCAGTAACGGTGTATTCAGTATTAAAAATGGAATAAAGAGCACCTTGAGTATGGGTAGAACCATAAGTGAAAGAACGTTCTTCCTTTTTGCTACGGTTAATCCCAAACAAATCTAAGAATCCCACATACTTCCTCCTCTCTATAAAATGATAAGGTCTCTGTCGTCATACACAGAAGCGCCTTCATCAATTTCTATTTTCCAAAGGACAATAGCGTTGATAGTTGCAGCAACCATATCGACTTTACCAGTGGACTTCTTTTTATTGACATAAGTATTTAAGTTATTATCTTTAACCTCTCTAGCATTTGAGAAGTTCATTTCATATAGTCGGTTTGTTTCATAAGCAAATTGTTGTTGGAGTACTGACTCTTTTAACAATTTAGTAGCAGGATGTAAAGTTCCTGAATGCTGTTTAATCTCAACAACATCGAGACCTGCTTCATACCAACGGTTGGCAGATGATACGGCATTGTATTTGTCATAACCAATACCTTTAATATTTACACCATACTCTTCTTTTAACCCAAGTACAAAATCTTCAACAAACCTATGTGAAATAATCCGGTCTCCGCATTTGAAAGCATAACCGTTTTCTATCATCATATTATAGTCTATTTTTTCAAGTTTTGACTTCTGAGCTACGTTTTCAGCGGGTATAAAACCCCATGACTTGGTATAAAATTTTTGTTTTATTGAATCCCAGTGAACCATTGTAACCGCCGTATTATCAGTGGTCAACGATAAGTCGACTCCTAAATAGACGTCCTTGCCATACCAATCGAACGGTTGAGTCAGTTTACATAATCTTAAATCGTCAGTAGAGATATATATTTCAGCGTCGTCTCCATCAACGAAGATATTCATATGTTTAGTCAAAAAGTTTTTACGAGAGCTTGGCATCTCGACTGCGTGTTTACGTTGTTTAACTAAGTACTCAAAGTTTTCAGGAACATCAACAATAAGTGGGTTTGCTTCAATTAAAGATTTGTCGCTCATCCAATCTTTGGGATCGTCAGGTTTATATAAAAGAGCAAAAGTTGTATCGTCTTCTATATGCCCATCAAGAACTTTCTCACAATATTCGACTTCTTCAGTCATTGGATTGTTTAACGACTCATAAGCCGTTGATATAAGAATACCTGTACGGTTTATCATATTCATCTGAGAAGATTGCATAGCGTCAATTGGATAACGTGATCTTAGTGCCCCTACTTCATCGGCCACATAAACGTTCGCTTTACGACCGTCCATTCGGTTTTCTGATGTAGCAAGAGGAACGAATTTTGACTTGGTAACTTTGCAACGAGTTTCGGCTCTGGTTGTCTCAAAATATTTAGTTAAGTAAGGTGATGAAGTAATCATCTGCTCTAGCTCTTTCTTAACAATTGAGGATAATTCACGGTCAGGAGCTACTGAATAAAATTCACTAAATTGTGGCTCAATCAAGAGCAAAATTATAAATATCAGCCCAACCAAGAATGATTTACCTGACTTACGAGCAATAAGTAGGACAGATCTTTCGTACCTTCGTTTTTCATTGTTGGATTTATGTTTCCAACAAAGTGCATTTATAATAAAATACCACTGAAACCCAGCTAAAGCATCATGAGCAGGTTTTCCTGCAGCAGGACCCGAAGCCATATTAATCAGTTTAGTCAATTTAGTTATCTTATCTACTTCTTCTTCATCAATATAATATTTACAATCAGGGTTATCTACGTCTTTTATAAATTTTTGGCATTCTTTTTTAATATACTTACCAGTTAGTATTTTGCCCTCAACAACATCTAGAGCATACTGATAAGCTTTGTGCTCTTTAATGTTCATAGGCTAATCCTCCTAGTAAGATATACCGAACTATTTAATACCGCCGCCAAGAATCTGCAATAATGGATCTTCTTGTTTTTCTTTTTCCTCAATCTTTTTACCTGCTAATGCAGCACGTGAGGAAGGTGATAGTCCTAGTTGGTTCGCTAAAGAGCGAAATTGATTTAAGTAAGCCATTTTTATCTTAACATAAGGGTTTTCAATACTATTTTCATGACCATAACGGTCAGTTTTAGTAATTACCAAGCCTTCAACGTTAAGATTTTCATCACATTGACGGATTTTACTTAATGAATCAGCTGTTTGCTCAAGTACAGGGATATCTAAATTAGATAACAGGCCTGAAATTTCAAGTTCTGTAACTAAATATTCATAATATACTTGTCCTAATTCATCAAGATGTTCAGGTACAATATTAACTTTATCAGTAGCACCCAATAACTGCTGTTCAATCGACTCTCGAACTTGCAGTTGTTCTTTAGTTTCAGACTTCCCTTGTTTGAGTGAGGCAGGTTTTCGTGCTCTTGCCATTATATCACTCCTCAAAGTCCTCTTCATCATAATCTTCAACAATTGTACTGTCAATTACACCTATTTCAATAAGGTATTCAAAGACAATATCTGAAATAACTTGTAAATCTCCTTGTTCTGGAGCAAGTCCTGCAGCGATTAATTTATGAAAGAAGAAATCTTGTATGTCACTTTCATAAATCATGTTCTCTTCATTCATATCAACACCGCCTTATAAGTTAAAGTTACGGTCAGCGGACAAGTTTTGTCTTAACTCAAAATCTAATTTATTACTTGTGCCTAATTGAAGGTTACAAGTTTTGCATAAAGTCAAGATATTACTTCTGTCAAATACTAGCTCAGGATAATCTCTTCGGGATTTTATGTGATGTGCCTGTAACTCAGTTGAGTTGGCAATTCCATATTTTTGTAAGCATCTTTGACATAAGTGTTGATCTCGTTTTAATATACTAGCTCTCAGTTTAGTCCATCTTGTGGTTTTCAATGGATTATTTTTTTCATTTCTTTGATATTCTCTCATGTAGTCTCTTTTTGCCTTTTGTTTACATGGGCATCTGGAGCCTTCATCAATAATCTTACCACATGAGCAGGTGGTTTTCCTACTCATCCTCGTCACCGTCGAAATTAGGGATATCTTCTATACCTACTTCTTCGTACGGTTCACCACAGTATGAACATTCCACCGAAATATGTTTGCCGCGCTTCACAGTAATAACTTCTGAATGACAGCTTTCACATAACTTAGCTTTCATGTTCAATACCTCCTTAATTTGTAAAGTTATACAATAACCTTACATAATATATATGCTTAGCGAAGACAATCTGTATACCTATTACTAAGAAAAAGTAAAAAAAATAGCACCAGTGCCAAAATGGCGCTAGCGCTAATATAGATATGGTGCTAATATAGTTACTTATCTTGTTTAAGATTACAAACTTTGATTGATAATATTGCTTTGATGAAAGGAAAGATTCGGCCAATAATAATTGAAGGAATATCTACTACCATCCAAATAATATGATAAAGTTTTACTTCTTTTGCCTTGTAACCAAATGCAGCTTCTTTAAAACCTTCAGCGAAGAAATGCCAACCTCTAAAACAAGAATAGATAATGTAAACAACTAAAAGTCCTACTTGCCACCAAGTTAAATCAGTAATTAAAGTATTCATTTAACTTCCTCCCAATCTTCTACTAATATATCAGTTTGTGAAGCTAACCAAGGAACCATTTTATTATCAGCAGTTTTCATAGCAATAAAGTCATATCTTTGAAAATCAGTGTGATAGAAAAGTTTATAATCTGTATGCTTGATTAATACAAGATACATACCTTTACCATTCCAACCTTCACGAGCTACTTTTTTGCCTTGTTTTAATAATTCTAAAGCTTGACCAAAATTCATTTAATTCACACTCTCATAAGTATCTAAGAATGTTTGTTTAGGAATGACCCAAATATCAGAGTAATCTCCTTCATTACAAACAACCCTGTCACCATTTGGTAACTCTTTAAGTACTTCTAATAATGTTTTCTTTTTATAAAGTTGACTAGTTTGTCGGAGTTTCCTTGTTAAGTAACTACGTTCTAAATTTGAAAACTCCCCAATTAATTGACTCTCATGTTCAACTGTAATTCCTAGTAAGCCTCTGCGAACAACACCACAACTTGGTTCGGTTTGAACGTATAAGATTTCATCTTTACTTAAATTTAATTCTTGAGCAATAAACATAGCACGAGCAAAACTATTAGCACTAATAATATACTTAAATCTCATGTAAAATCCTCCTAATTATTCATTGGCTTCGGAACAAGTTCCTCAGCGTAGTAGTTATTTTAATTTTCTGATGATTTAGAGTTATAGAACATATGTTCTATATTAGAATATACTAATCCTCTATAGACCGAAAAAATAAAACTTTTCAGTAAGCTATCTCATTTCGGCCTTGATAGTTACTATTGAAAAGTCCATCGTAATTCCTCCTACTGTTTTTATTTAAACTGAGAACAATACAAACTCAGCTGACGTTTAATACCGGGTTCACTTTATAGCAACGGCTGAACTAAACCTTATACGTTTTGAGTCTACGGCATGACTTTTTCTAAAAACTTTTATAGTGAGCCATAAGATTCCTGATCTTACGGGTTTTTATTTAATTATAATAGCATTATATATAGAAAAAGATAATCTGTAAACCAATCTTTTAAATTATTTGGAATAATTTTGATAATAAGTTAATATATTATAACATGTAGTAAAATTATGAAAATGGAGGCATTACATGAAAAGAAAATCCAGTAAAAAATTTTTAGTTAAAGTCTGGGTACCTATTCAAAATAAAGCTATATTTCGTGGGCACTGTATGGAATATCATTTAAGTATGATGTTTGTAGGTGAAAAGTATTTAACTAAGTCCTTGGAACAGTTCAGTGATGAACGAATAAGTTTAATGTTAGAGGACCGTCTACCAATCTATAACAAACTCAATAAAGAATCAGATTTATTCGAACCACTTGGTATAAGAATTACAAATGACTATTGGCAGAAGCTCGCATACTTTGCTGTTACCTATCATACAACAGTAGCAAAAGTAGCAAGTGTACTTTTTGAATATGCTATTGGAGCTTATGAGTTTAAAGAAGTATTCCAAGAATATGGTTTAGAGATTAATCGAAAGAAAGTATATTCAGGAGTTACTGTAGATGACAGAGATGAAAGGTTGAGTGATTACTATTGATTATTCATACGGTTGGAAGCATTGTATTAGGTGGTCTTCTCTTTTATGCTATGTTTGCTGATGAGTTTGAATATGAGATTGAAGAGGAACAACCAAAACTAAAAGCACCTGCAAAGTCTGATGTTAGGAAAATGAAAAAAAATGGTCAATGGGTTGATGTTAAAGTAACAGGTTACAATGATAATAAAACTAAATATTGACAAAACTCATTCCCTATGATATAATATATTATAGGGATTTTATTATGAGGAGGAGTAATAGTGGGTATTAAGTTGGGGTTATTTGAAATAGTAAAGAAGAATATTGATGAAGTTAAAAAATTAAAGCCTGTAGAAGAAAAGTTAGTTAGTAAGATGTCATATTCAGTAGTAAGAGGTCAAGATAATATATTTACTAAACATTTTAATATGGCTCTTACATTAGATGGTAAAGTTGTTGTTAATGAAAGGCATAAGGTAAAAGTTATTAATTGTTCTGAATATAGTGAAACTACTATTACTAAATCAGCTGGTCGAAAGATAGCAGGTGCTATGGCAGGTGGAATGGTTACGGGTGGAGTAGGAGCTATAGTTGGATCAATTGCATTTGGAAATAATAAAAAGAAAGTTGATAAATATTCAAAGTTAATAGCAGTTGATGAAAATGGATATACTCATGAAATTATAATAAATGCAAATAGTCTTCAACGAGCCTTAATAAAAACTGTTTTTATTGATTAATAAAACAAATAGATTTTATCACAAGTTCGGACCTAATTGGTACCGGGCTTTTTATTTTGTTTGATCTAGGTTCCATATTGGCGCTACATGGTGCTATGAGGAACAAAGGAATACTGGAACACAGGAATAGAGGAAATGGTTTGGGGCAAAATTTTTCAAAAAATTTCCGAATGAATATAGGGATGCAGGGTGGTGCTAAAAAGTTTACAAAGTTGAAACTTAACGATATAATAATTTATATGGAGGGATATTAAATGAACAATTCAAGGTCACACGGTAAGAAAACTGATAAACAATTGGAAACTTATTTAAAATCTGCAAATCCTAACAGTATTCAGTATCTTTTTGCTATAATGGAAAGACAATCTCGAATTGAAAGTGGTAAATGGACTCGAAATAAGCAAGCTTAAATTTCAACAGCTCTGGGGCTCTATTGGTACGCCCAGAGAGTCCAGATGTGGACAAGTTATCACTAGAGATTCCCTCTTTTTTTCTCAGAGAGACGGGCGTAGTTAGAATAGTCTAATTAGTTAGAATAATCTAATAATTCCTTCTAATTGTTAGAATGTTTATAATATTTTGAATTGTTAGAATAATTAGATTAATTAGAATAATAAAACTATTTAGATTAGTTAGAACAATCTATATAATTAGAATGATTAGAATATATAGAATAATCTATTATAGTATAGTCTATGTTAGTATATTAATAATATTATGAATAGTCTAACAATTATAAATATAATTAGACAATTATGAATATTAATAATATTATTAATAGTCTATATATTCTATATAGTCTATGATAGTATAGTCTATTATAGTATATTATGAATATTGTGAATTATCTATTAATTCCAAGGAGATGATAGAATAGTTAGACTATTATGAATAGTGGGACTAGATAGACGGTATAGAATAGTGGGTATATTATGAATAGTCCCATTATTATGAATAGTCTAATAATTCTCCCTTTTATTAGAATGGTCCGACTATTTTGAATAGTTAGAAAACTCCCTCCTATTTTTTGAATATTTTTAATTTTTAGATCCTTCTAAATTTTTAGAAAATTCTTAAGAAATTAGAACCTTTTAAATTTTAAGAATAATTAGAAAACTCTTAAGAATTGTTAGAAAGTTTTGAAAATTAAGAAAACTCTTAAGAAAATAGAATTTTTTTAATTTTTAGAAAACTCCCTTGTAGTTAGAAAATTTTGAATTTTTTTAATTTTTAAAAAAGTCTTAAGAACTTTTTGAATATTTAGAAAATTAAGATATGTCTAATTAGTGAGAATAGTTAGATAATTCCTAAGAAGTTTCCCTACTGCAAATCTTATGCCCTTTGTTAAAAAGTTTTCCGATCTGCAACTCTTTTGCTTAAGAGAAATTATTTTGATATAATATAATCTTTTTCCTCAGGGAAACTCTTTTGCAGTGAAGAAATTATTTTGATATAACTTAACTTTGTGATCCTAAGCAAACAAAGTTTCCTTTCTGCAACTTCTTGTCGAAATATTTATTTGACAAGATCAAGTAATTAGTGTAAAATAGTAATGAGAGCCCAGATCCCGGAGGCGGTAAGAATTATTAGAATATTCTAAATGACCGCTCTAGAAGGGATTTATTTCCTGATCCGTGTATGATTGTCCTAGTCGTTGCAAATAAAAGCAGTCAGCAATAGCCTTTAAACCCTTCAAAAAGCTTCAAATCGCTTAGAAACTTGGGCAGGATCCCTTGTATAAAATTTGTAAGATTTAAAGCCTCTGGATCAAGATATAAGCTGCATTTATTTTTGCAATTTCATGTTTTTTTACATATATAATGAAAAAACTCGGTTGATCTTAATAGGGAATTATTAGAATTGTCTAATCGAAGCGATCTAGAGGAAATTAAATATGTTTCCGTGTATGTTATATCATGTAAATTCATTCTGGAGCGATCCAGCAACATAGTTAAAAACCTCCAGATCACTTCATATTTAATTTTAAAGCTATTTTTTCAATTTATTTAAAATTTTAATGAAAAAATGGGTTTAAATTTACTTCTAGAGGCCTAAAATTTGCTTGTTTTATTGTTTGTTGTATTGTTTCATTATATATGTAAAATTGATCTGTAAATTTTCTAAATATTACGACTATAATTATTTTCTTCAAACTAGTTTACATTTTATAAAATGAGCGTATAATAATAAATATAAACATGATAAACAAATTAAATGAACGGAGTTGACATTGGCGGTTTTGCACAGTTTATCGGTTTAAAGTGATCTTTGAAAATTTAATAAACAAATTTGCAAAAACTTTAAAAAATGTTTGCAAATGCCTTCATTATATGTTATCATTAATTAAGGTCATAATTTGATAGTGAGGTGAAAATAACGTGATGAAAAAAATCAGAAACCCTTTTGCAAAGCTTATGTTCAGATTTTTAACAAATTAATGAAATTCTTAAAAAAATGTTTGACAATGCTTCAGTTTTGGGATATAATTAAATTAGGTAAATAATTAAATTTTGGGAGAGTGTTGAAAAATGACAAAGTTAACAGTTCTTGAACAGCAAGTAATGAAAGCGATTCCGCAAGACAATTTTTATGAAGAAGGTTTCACAAGTGTTCTTTGGTCAAACATTTTTTCAAGTGAAGTTGATGATCTTGAAGCAAAAAAAGTTCGCGGAGTTATGACAAGCTTGATTAAGAAAAACATGATCTGGGTCGAAAAATCAGAAACTCCTGATGATGGGCCTACAATGGGCTTGACAAGTGAAGGTATTGCTTGGTTGAAAGAAAATTGTGATTTCTTAACTGAAGATGGGTATGTAATCAAAAAATCTAATAATTCTAATAATGAGGGAGAGATTGTAATGAACGAAGTTAACGTTGAAGGAAAAGTTGAAGAGGTTGTTGAAGCTCCTGTAACTGAAATTGAAAATGCTGAAGTTGAAATTGCTGCTGCTGATGTTGAAGTTGTTACAAGCGAAAATGAAGATGCTGCTGAAAATGCAAGTGATGAAGAAATTGCAAAAACTGAAGATGAAAATATCGTCCCTGCTTCAAACCCTGATACAGAGGAAAATCGCCGTGTTAACGGAATCGGTGTACAGTGGTATATCAATGATGAGTTTAAGACGGTTTTCCCATCAATACAAGCTGCTGCAAGGGAATTAAAAGTGTACTTACAACGTGACACAATGCCGTATACAATCATTCACAAAAGCATCCGCGAAGGGATCAGTTACACACACCCTGCAACGAACGAAAAGCATGTATTTCACTTTGAAAACCCTGCTGACAAGAAAACCGATTACAAGACTCGTGTAAGCAAATCAAGCGGAACGAAGGGCGCTGGCAAGTTAGTTGATTGGTTTGAAAATGGAGTTTTCAAACAGCAATTCCCTTCAATCAAAGCTGCAGTTGAATTTATGAAAACATACTTAGGATTGCCTCACAACCCTTACACAGCTGTTCTGAAGTCTTTGAACGAAAACCAAGATTTTAACCAACATTCATTCAAGTTCTCTACAGAGGCTCGTGAAGCTGCTCCGGCAGTTGCCTCTGAAGAGGTTGCACAAGTGGTTGAAGCTCCGCAAGCTGAAGAACAAGAAATTGTTGAAGTTGCTGATGCTGAAGTTGAATTAAGCGAAAATGAAGTTATCGAAGCATAATTGAAATAATCAGGGAGTGCAAATAGTGCTCCCTGTAATAAAACTAAAAAATTAGAAAATTTAAGGGAGTGTAAAGACATGAAGAAAATTTATGAAAACGTATTGACAATTGTAGGCGGTTGTGTATTAATCGGAGGCTTTTTAACAGCTTGTGGTGAGCAAAATATTGCAGCAGATAAAAATGAAGCAGTTGTTCAAGTAAGCGAATATAAGCAGTTGAAAGCTTTTGATAATAAGTTTGTAATTGACACTTTTAAGATCAATGAAGTTGACGGAGATGAAGTTCGCGGAGAAATTATTAAAACAACTGCTCCGAAGCAAATTCAAACGGGAGAAGGGATATATCTTTTAAAGAGTCAGAAAGCTTCATATCAGTCGGTTGTTCAAAGTATTCATAAGGGTGACATAGTTGAAGTCACTTATCTTAAAAAAGATTATGAACAGTCGATCTGGGACAATATACTTGATGTGGAGGTGAAGTAAGTCATGGGTAAGATGAAAAATCTTGAAATTGAACTTTTTGAAAATTTAGAAAATTGTATAAGATTTATGCAAAGGGTTGATCCGAACGGTACTTGGAAGGATTTATCTGAAGAGTATCAAAACGGTCAGATAAGCTTATATGATATTGCTCAGGAGCTTGAACTCGGTCTTCGTACCATTAAAGACGAACATCTTACAAAAGATGATACAAAGGGTCATGAAGAGATTGAGGGTTTGTTGAAATATGTTTATGCCGTTCTTGATTGAGCGGCTTTTTTAAACTTGAAATTAATAGAATATTTAGAAAACTTCTTGATCAAAATAGTTAGAATAGTTAGAATATTCTCCTGCTTCTAGAAGTCCCTACAAGGGAAAAAACTTTGCCTCCGTGTATGATTGTATTGGTCAATTCAAAATATGACGGAGAGTGATCCGCTTCAAATAGCTCCATTTAACCGTATTTTTCTTCAAAATGGTTTTTATTTGTTTGTATAAATTGATATAAGAAAAAATCCTTTAAAAAGGAATTTGGAGGCTCAAAATATTTGCTGCTGTAGTTTTATTTGCAAAAATGATCTAAGCATGGAATTGTCTAACTATTGCGACTATTTGAGTTTTTGCAAAAAGATAGGCACAAGCTGCAATTATATGTTATAATTAATTAAGGTCAATTATTGATCTAATACATTTTAGGGAGTGTTTTTACATGGGTTACATGAAGAGTTCAATCAGAGTTATGCTTGCGGATAAGATTACAGGAGAAGTTGTAAGTGTCGACAAAGTCACAAAAAGCTCCGTTAAAGCTTTGAAGAGATGGGCTTCACATTTAGTTACATATTGCCCTGAAGCGGAATTTGAAGTCCTTGAAGGATCAGAAAACAGTCGTAAGTATTTTGAAGATTTTTTCAAAACATTGACAATGCCTAACAAGGGTCGCGGAACGGAAATGATTGTGGTGGGAGTAAAAACTAAAATTTTAGAAAACTTCTGTTACGAAGTTGACAACATCAGACCGCTTCATCTTGCTCAATCACTTGCTTATAATATCAGTAACGTCAGAAGCTTCAAAAGGGATAATGAGCACGGTCTTGTTCATAAATCACTTGAAGCAAGAAGAGACATGTATAAAGAAGCATGGGAGATGTATGGGCTTACAATGAGTCAGTTAAACCAATTTGCATGGCTTGAATATGAGTGGGAACTTCGTGAAGCAGATCATGGCAAATTTTATAATTGCAAATGCGTTGAGTGTGGAAGCACTTTCAGGAATCAATGGAAAGATACTAACACTTGTGATAAGTGTTGGGATCTTGATCTATTTGATTGGGATGAAGAGTAAAATTAAGCTTATGGAGGCTGCGAAAGCGGTCTCCTTTTTTAAACTTGAAATTAATAGAATATTCTATGTTAGAATTTTCTAATCAGGGATGTAGAGGAGAATTATCTTTTAATCCGTGTATGATATATCATGTCAATTCAAAATTTTGCGGCAGCCGCTCACCTCTAAAACCTCCAGTTGTCTTGATCCAGCTTGAAAAGGATTTTTATTTGTATTGATAAATTGAAATAAGTTTTGGAGGAATATGAAGCAATCTGGAAACCCAAGTTTTTTCTTGCTGAAGAGTTTTTTGCAAAAACTGAAATTGATCCAAAAATTTGCTATTTACAAAGAGGTCGAAATAGAGTATAATTAATTGAAACTTATTTTAGGAGGGTTCATTATGAACAAACATGACTTTGTATTTGACTTTGAATTTAAGCTCTTCACATTCCCTTTATTTGAAATTGACGGTACAAGTGACGGAGAGGGTTGTGATATATTTATTTTTGATACAAGGGCAAATAAAGAGTTGAATATTCAATACAGTGAAAATACAATTATTGTAAATTATCAAGAGAGGTATATTGAAAGTTTTGAATTTTGTGAAAACTTTGAAGAGAGGGTTTTTGCAATTTATCAAGCATTGCAAAAATGATACAGGGAGCGGCTGTTATAAAACAGCTGCTTTTTATTTGATCCCTTAAGTTTTCTAAATATTGCGACTATAATTTTCTTAAGCAAAAAGAGGCACAAGTAAGAATTATGTGTTATAATGAATTATAAGTTAATAATACTTAAATATTTTTGCGGAGGGTTTATCAATGAATTTTGA